TCAATACAGTAAAGGAACATGATCCATGCCAGTGTTTCCAGTTTTCCCGCCGGCACAACCTGTGCCGCCCATTGGGGATTTAAGACCCCCATGCCCATGTTGGGCGCCTTTGCGACCCGAAATCTTGCCGTTTTGCGACCCAACCAGGGCTTGCACATGGCCCGGCACAAACCTCCCGCCTGGGCCGCCGCTTGTGTCAACACCGGCACCTGCGCCGCCATGCAACAGCACCCGGCCACCAATCACTCCTGTGCCGCCCATTGGCACACTGCCGCCGTGCAGTAGCACCCGGCCGCCAATCACTCCTGTACCGCCCATTGGCATACTGCCGCCGTGCAGCAGCACCCGGCCGCCTTCTTGTTGGTGCAGCGACGAATGCTAGATCACTTCACACAGACGCAGAACATAGGTTCTCTGCGTCTACATAACAACACAAAACAATTCAACGCTTTATCTCGTTGAAGCGTTTGATTGACAATAACAGGGGAGGGCTCTTCCGCATTTTGCGAAGTTGACATTTGCTCTACTACACAAGATTCTGCAAAATCCTCATTGCTTGGAGGCATAACATGACATATGAAATCCGGCAAATTGACATCTGCAAACATCTAATTCCGGTTGGCGATTTGATCCGCCGCAGCCATCAAACCGTAGCTGAACAATTCGATATTACGCCGCAAATCTGTCCGCATCATCCCGCATTTTGTGACGATGCTTTCACGCTGGACAAGCTTTCAAAACCTGGCACCATCTGTTTTGGCGCATATGTTGGGGGCGAATTGCTTGGCTTTGTTGCCTTGGTTACAGGCTTGGACGGAAACTTGGCTGAGTGCGTGCGCCTTGCCGTTGCACCCGAAGCAAGATGCTTTGGCCTAGGCCGCAGCTTGATGGATGAGTGCGTGCGCGTGGCTTGTGAGCTTGGCGCAACCGTGATGGCCATTGAAGTCATTGATTGGAATGAGCCGTTGAAGCAGTGGTACCTCGACTATGGCTTTGTGGAAATCTGCAAGCAGGACTGGGGCGGCGCACCATTTTTGGTGTGTTATATGGAGCTGAAACTATAACACGGGAGTTTTTGTCATGAATTCACCGCATATCATCCATATTATGGGCGCATCAGGCTCAGGCACAAGCACACTGGGTCGCGCGTTGGAAGCACAGCAGGGCTACAAGTGGCTTGACATGGATGATATTTTCTGGCTGCCAACAAACCCGCCATATCATCACAAACGCCCAAAGTCCGAACGCTTGCCATACTTAACCAAGGCAATGAAACATCATCCGCGCTGTGTTCTTTCGGGTTGCTTGTGCGGCTGGGGCGGCGGAATTTTACCACAGTTTGACCTGGTTGTGTGGCTGCAAGTGCCCACCGATGTGCGTGTGGCGCGATTGTTTCGGCGCGAAGCACAAGAGTTTGGCGCGCAGATTCTGCCAGGCGGCAACATGCACGATAATTTCGCGGAATTCCTGGCTTATAGCGCAAGGTATGACACAGGAGACACGAACATGCGCAGTTTTGCGCTGCACGAGCAATGGGTTAGGGGTTTGAATTGCTCAGTGATGGTTCTTGACGGCACGAAGCCAACGGATGAATTGATGACTCTGGTTTGCAGCCAATAGAAATTTGTCGAACGACCCATAGGCCATTTTGCGTAAAGTTATTTGAGGGGATCATTTGCGATGACCAAAGTGCAAAACACATAACTTCGCATAAGATATAATTCCCCAGGCAGCACGAAACCCGTCACGGCTCTAATTGCAGGATGCGCGGGACGCCCATAGGATTCGTGACCGCCGGGTGCGGGAGCGAAGCGACACGGTGCGAGGCGGGTTTATTAGTCGAATATTACATACAAATGCCGGGCGCTGGGTAACACGGTGGTCGGTGGAGAAGAAGAGGGATGGTAGCACGCTACGCGTGCACCATCTCTCTTTGCTTTATTTCGCTAAAGAGGGTAGGGTGGTAGTTACAATTTTGTAACCTTTCAAGCTTAATTTTTCGTTTTGAAATGGGGGGTATAGTATTACCCCCCCATTTCTGTTTGTTCGATGTTCTGTTCGATAGATTTTGTAACTTTTGTTACTTTTTCATTTTCTAGCTTCTCTTTCTTGTCTAGTTTCTTTCTTAGCTTCCTCATGTATTTTTCTTTTTCGCGCCATCTTGCTTTTCGTCTTAATTTTCGAATAAAATAACCCGCAACGTGTGCTATCACGGTTATTATTGTTATTAAAATCAAAACTTCTAATAGGCTCAAGGTTGCTCTCCTTTCATTTTCGTTCAATTATGTCATAATAGGTTTCTAGTACATGTTCAATCTCTTTGCTTATACTTCTTCTATTTGTTTCTGCCATTTCGACTAATCTTGACTGCGTTTTTGGATTTAGTCTAATTGATGTTGGCTTAATTGTTTCGTTGTCTTGTTGTTTTTGCATAATTATTTTCCTCCTTTTTGTATATTGTACCAAATTTCATTGAATTAGTCAAATTGCTATTGACTACAAATGACTATTGTGCTATAATGAATTGTAGTCAAAAATAATATTCATGACTAGCACGCAACAGTCGCTTCCCCACACAGTTATCCTCCGCTCCCGGCTGTTAAGAAAATATTAGGAGGATTTCACTTATGTCCGAACGTTATCTTTATTGGGTTCGTCTTTCTCTAGGGAGCGCTTACCACAACTATTACTTTAAGACTTATTTTGAGCTTTTTGAACTTCTTGACGACAGCCCTCCCGGTTGTCAAATTCTTGGTGTTTATTCTTCCGCTGGTGGCAAGTGGCATGACTTCCCTTGTGATGCTTATTTGCAGAAGGGTTTGTGTTGCAAATGAGATGCACCATGTTGACAGATAATCATGGATTTAAGACGGATTATTGGTACGACAATGGTACTGTTCAAAAGCACCAAAGTATAGAGTGCGCCCTTGTAGAGTACCTTTCCGTGATTGTTCAGAAGACGGACAATGCTATCGGAGTGAACTACGCTGCTGTGGTTGCGGAAAAGACATCAAACCTCCATACGCATATTGTTCTTTGGTCTGCGAAGTCTCCCACCTTTGATTACATCAAGCGTGTCTTCCCTGGCTATCGCTATGACGATTGTAAAACAAGGCTCACGGCTTCAATAGACTACCTTTACAAACGCAATGGCCATGAAGAGAAAGGCCATAGCAACATGAGCGAGGTAATCCAGTACGGGGAATTGCCCCTCGTAGATGTAGGCTCACAGCCCTCAGAATGGGTTGAGTTCGTTAAAGCTGGTCATTCATACAAACAACTTATTGAAATGTATCCTAGCGCCCTAGGCCGGGCATATGGCCTGAAACAATACATAAATGAAAGAGGTATTTCAAATGAAAGTGGTTCTTGAAGGCAATTTCCTAAGCACACGCAAAGGCACATCCCAAAATGGGAAAGATTACGTTTTTACGTCTATTGTTGTTGGCGATGAAGCCAAGCGTATCTACGGTTATGACCCTGGTTCTAACGTCAAGCGCTTTGATCCTGTGAAGGTCAATTGCGATATTCGTGACGGCGATAAGGGTATGTTTATTTCTTACGCTAAGGATTAAAGGAGGAACGCCATGAAGCGGATATGTCAATGCGGTATATCCGCTTTATTGGTTCTTGCTTTAATTCCGTTCTTTACGTTAAGGTCAAATGCAGCAGGTTTTTTCCCAGGGCAAGTTTGGCATCAAAGTTCAGGTTTTTTGGCTCCGAGTTCTTTTGTTCAGTCAGCGCCTTTGTCTAATGATCCTGTAAACTCTGGCCCTACTCCACCAACGACTACGACTTCTGTGTTCGTTAATGCTAATACAATTCGCACATCTGTTAATGTTTATGTACCATCGCCATTGGCTTCTTATAGAGATGGTAATCCTACTGCTTCTTTTCGTGGTGCTAGACTTCGTGTTGTTGTTGTTTCTTATGCGTTGATTGGTTTTGGTCCTGGTATGCAATCTGGTTTTGTCTATTCATTTCCTTCTTTTCCTCTCCCTTCGCTTCAAACTGGTCATACTGGAACCCCGGATATGCCGTTTCAGCATCGGATTGAAACTTCAAGTGTTGATATTCAGCCTACTCTTATTCATAACAATGTTGTTCTTTTGCAAGGTTCGCTGGTTAATCTTCCTATTAATATTGTTGGTCCTAATCGTTCATTAAATTTTACTTTAACTAATTTTAATCCTAATACTCGTTTCCCTTCTGGCTCTGCTATGTTTCTTCGTTTTAGAACTACAATCTATGTTTCTTTGCTTGGTTTTGGTGCTAATACGATTCTTCGCGAGGGTGACCTTGTATCTTCTTTTGCTCTTCAACTTGTTGTCCCACGCCCTTCATTTGTCAGCTCTAATGGCCCGCCTATTTTAGTTTCAACTGATGAGAGTGGTATTGCTGATGCCATTAACCCGCCCGGTCAAACCATACCTACAAGCCCTCCCGAAGATAGACCTGACATTGATATTGACGTTGGCGATTTTGCTCCGCCGGATTTAGATTTCATGGGTGACATGGATTTGAGCGATTTTTGGTCGGCATTTCGCTCTACTAGCTTTTCTACTATCTTTTTTGGTCTGTTTTTCTTGTCTGTTACCATGGGTATTGTCGGTTTTACTCTCCGTAGAAAGGTTCGTTGATGAATGCTATCATTTCATTTTTTCAGAATATCGGCTCAGCTGTTTCTGCTTTATTCGGTTTTGTTGGAGATATTCTTACTTTTGTTATCTCCATTCCCGGCATGGTTGCCGACATGGCTCGAACAATTTCGGACTTATCTAGAATCTTGCCAACCGAGGCTACGATCACCATCGCTGGCGGTATTGCTCTTATCATTACTGTTGCTGTTATCAAGTATGTTTGGATTGGTGGTGCGGTTGAATGAGTATTTGGGTTGAATTTTTTTCTATTTTTGAGGGCTATTGGCTCTTTCTTTGGAATTTTGCAGTTTGGGGTATTCGTCCGTTTCCTATTATGGTTGCTGGCTTCGTTGTTTCTATCGTGTTTTCTGTTGTTTCACTTCAGGTTAAGGTTAAGGAGGGCGAGTAATGTATCGTATGACATTTGCTGAGTTCTTTCATAGGCTTTTCGCAGCTTCTTGGCTCCCTGGTCGTGGGCAGAATTGGCAGATTGTACAGACACAAACAGCCAATACAACAATTGCACAAGTCATGCCTTTTGACGGCATTCTGTTAGACCTTATTGTCCTTATTGTTGTTCTTCTCCTCATTGACTGGATGTTGAAAACCGTGCTAAGGCGGTATGTTTGATGCAGGTTTTTTTGCATTTTATCCCACCGATTTCAGGTCTTTTGGGTGGTGGTCTTCTTTATTTGTATTTGAGAAAGAGGTTCTTTTATGTTTCAACTCATAGAAAATGTAATCGGTGTTCCTCTCCTCAGCTTACCCATGCCACAGCAGTTGTTCATGATGGGGATGGGTGGGACTGGGGTGCTTTTGATGCTTACAAGCGCAATTCAAATGATTATACAAATCGGAAATCCTAATGGAAGGAGGTAGCTTATGGGCGGTCTTAGCACCATTTTAGCCGATGTTCTGGACTGGCTGACGCAGGTAGCATCTTGGATTTTGATGCCTGCTAACGTTTTGTACCTTACTGGCTTTGGCATTGCCATTGCGGGTATGGTCATCGGCCTTATGCGTCGTACGTTCCGCAGAGCCTAGACACAAGCCCTGGGAACACCCAGGGCGTCTTTATTTTAGGAGGTTTTTTATGGCTATCACTGGTGTTTTTGCAAAGCCTGGTTCTGGTAAGACTATTTATCTTGCTTTGGCTGCTCTTGATTATGATGGTGATTACGTCTTTAGTACCTCATCCATTAAGGGTACTCTTCAGGTTACATTTGATGAAATTGCAGAAAAGCAATTGCCTCCGTCTAGTCTTATTCTTATTGATGAGATTACAAGCTATGCGGATAATCGTGATTTTAAAACTACAAAAAAGGAGCTTGTTCGCTATGTTACTAACCACAGGCATTACCACCATAAGATTGTTTGGTGTTCTCAACACTTTGATGCGGTCGATAAGAAGATTCGTACGAATACGGCGACTCTTTATCAGATTAGTATGTGTGGTATTTTTGCTGCTGGCAATTGTGACGGCCGTCCTTTGCTTGGCAAGTACGCCAATTTCCATCCCGCAGTGGCTCGGGTCATCGCAAGCATCCCATTCGTACGCCCAAGGGTCAAGCTTAAGAGGTACGTTCCTGCCGTGGGTTACCAGCGTGCCTATAAGGGAGCCTTTGGGCAGTTGGTGGACGGCCACGATGCTCCGTCCGAGGGTCTAGCGGGGCTTTTTCAGCGTATTTTGCAGCCTGGCTTTTGGGTGAAGAAGCATACTATCACGCAGGAAGCTTTGAGGTCTTACGATACGCATGATGATCAGATAGGCTATAGGGATAGGCCTATGGTTGAACCCAGGCCGTGGTAGATGGTAATTATACAGCGGAGGCAAAGCTTCTCATGATTAGCAATTATATGTACATAAGAGGGTGTGATCTTGAGGAAAATCTCAGGGTCACGCTCTGGAGGCGTTTTGTTCGTCACAAGGACTGTGATCAGTTGGATATCCTCGAATTGTTAGAGCTGATGAATCGGTTGGAGTATCACAATGAGTTGGCGCGGATTATTGGTTACTTGACTGATTAG